GTCTTCCTCTATTATTTTGTAACCTTGAGACTCTAGGAGAGATGCTGCTTGATTAACATTGGAAAGATAACGCAATCCTAGTGCTATTTCCAGTTGGTCAGTAGATTTACACAGCATATCTACCCATGCTTTGACTTTGTAGGTTTCAATTGAGTGAACGTATTTCATTCTTTCCTCATGGGTTTTTGCTTTTTGCATTGAGTGCTGTAAATCAGTAGCATATAGCTGGATAACGGTTTTACTATAGTTTCTAACTAAACGCATTGCCTCTACATTTTTGTTAATTGTTTCTGTGGGAGACTCTCCTTTTATTTGTAAAGGTTGTTCTACAGATGCTTCAACATATCTTGTTGTTATTTCTTTGTTTACGTGTTCTTCTACTTTAATTTTTGCTTCTGCTTGTTTTTCTGATTGAATTTGTTCTATTAATGGTTCTCCAGTAATATTCTGTTTTAACTGAACCCAATTACCAGATCTACACCATCCGCTAAGGGTTTTTCTTGAGATGCCAGTTTCTTTATGTATTTCAATTAGTGTTTTACCTAATAAATATTTTTCTAGACATTCGTCTTTAGTTAATGTATTTCTGTTATTCATATAATATTTATATGTATCTATTGTCATGATAGCCATGTTAATTTCAAAGAATCAATTAAACCCAAAGTTTAAGCAAAAGATAAGACAAGCTACATTAGATAATGCTGCATCTTCTGGTATGACTCAAACTGTTTCTAACTTTTATAAAGTGCCAGAGTCTTACAAAGATTTTTTGTCAGATTGTTGCAGGATTAGGTCTGGTAATAAATTTGTACCTTTTATTCCTTATGATTACCAGGTAGCTGTATCTGACCTTATAGATAAAGCTAGAGGAGTTATTATATTTAAAACCAGGCAAATAGGAATTACTGAATGTATAGCTGGTAAATTTCTGCATAAAGCATTGTTAAATCCAGCTTATGCAGCTGCTGTATTAAGCTTAGGGCAAAGCGAAAGTAGCAATGTTGCTACCAGAATAGAATCTATGCCAGCTAAAATAAAAGGTTTAGAGTTTGTAGTTAATTCTAAAACAAAGCTACACTTTAAACATGCTGGCAAAATATGGTTTAGACCAGCAACGGATAATGCAACACGCTCTCTTGAATCAATTAGTGATATTTTTTATGATGAATCAGCTTTCCCTATTAATTTTGAGGAAATCTATGCAGCATCTGCTCCTTCTCAAGAAGCAGTAGGGGATGCTGCCAGAACCATTATGGCTTCCACTTTATCTGAGTTAGGTAAAGCATCTACTTTTTGGAGAATGTTTGCATCAGATAATCAAGTTGATGCAGAAGAGGTTATTAATAAAATAAAGGCTGGTAAAGAAGAACCCTGTTATTCATGGATTGACAAAAATGGCTGGGGCAAGATGATAATTCACTGGAGTGCGCATCCCGTATACGCATCTTTTCCGGATTATTTAAAAAAAACCAAAGAAAAGCATAAATTAAAAGATGAGCAATTACAACGAGAATATAACCTAGGAATACCCGCTTTTGGAGGTTCATTGTTTAATCCAACTTCTATTATAGATTGTGCTAAAGGAAAATGGGAAACTCCAGCACCAGGTAAATATTACATGGCTGCATTAGATCCTAATTTTGGTGGAACCGACTACTGGCAGTTACTTATTTTAGATATAACACAAACACCTTACTCTGTGGTTGCTCAGTACAGAGAAAACAATAGACAAACAACATTTTGTATAGAAAAAAGCCTTAATTTAATTGATGTATATGCACCAGTGTTATTTGCTATAGAAAATAACTCTGGTGGCGCAATCATTGCAGAGAACATAGCTGCATTGAGACCATCTTTATATATGGAAACAGTAACACACTCTAGGGTTTCTAAAGTGGTAAACACTGACAGATTAGCATTAGCATTAGAAAACAATGAATTAAAATACCCTCCTGATTGGGAGGGTATTCCAGAGTTTAAAAACTTTTCATTGATAGAAAGAAAAGCTATTTTTGGTCATGATGATTGCGTTATGTGTTTAGCAGTAGCTTTTGCGGTAATAGATATTGCGTTAAAACGCAAGGGAACCAGCTATAAAGGAGCTATTGGCACAGTGGTAACTCCCAAAAAGAATAGGTTTCGCTAAATAGCAGGTTTTTTAGGAGGTCTACCTACTTTTTTCTTTTCAACAGGATTAAGAGCCATTCTTTTTTGCCTGCTTTTTCTTTGCATTGCTGCGTTATATGCCCTACCTTCTACTGTTATTTTTTTCCAGCATGGGGAGCATAGCGGTTCCCCATCTTTGTTAGTATGCTTCCATTCTCCATCATCTTTAATGCTAGACTTATTTAATCCAGCCTCGCAATTACAGCATTTGCCGGTAATCGTGCCAAACCTAAGTTTTTTAATGGCAGAATAAGATATATCCGGATTCTCTTGTTGTAAAATCTCTTTTTCTGCTTTTTTAATGTATCTGGTGCCATATTTTCTTTTGTCTGACATGATAAAAATCCTCATAAACTTTACTTAAATTATGTCAAACATTTTTAAAAATGTCAACAGCATAAGCAACATAAAAAAATGTCAAAAATAATATAAAAGGCAACCGTTAAAATACATGGTTAATTACTCTAAGATTTTTAATAAAATATGGAGTTTGTTTAGACGACAGGCTAATGGGTTACAAGGTGTTAGGCAATCAATTATGTATCCCAATTCTCAGTCTACTAATTTAAAACTACATTACGATATTCCAGAAACTCCTATACGCCCAGTTTATGGTGATTTAAATAACAGCTATGATTTACTAGAAATGTATCACTGGTGTTTATGGGTAAGACACAGCATAGACACAGTTGCAGCGGATTGCTTTCAAGAGGTTGGCGGACAAGTTACAAGTTGGTATGTAAACGATACATTAAACGACGGTAGTAAAGTTGCCCCAGAAGTTTTAGAAGTGGCTAAAGAGTTAACCTACAGTAGAAACGGTAAAGATTTAATACTAGGTGGAGATGCTTTAATGCGTGCAGCTATAGAGTGTCTCGCTTTTGGTGATAGTTTTTTAGAGTTAGGAATAGATAAAAGTGGACTAAATTCGGCAGACTGGGATATTGCCTCTAGTCAATTTTTACCACCTTTTTCTATGTTTGTTGAAAGAGATGCGCAAAGTCAAACCGTTAAATATATACAAAGAACTAAGCTAACTCCATCTGAAACCGATATAGAGTTAAACCCTGTTAAAATATTGCATTTTCGGTATAAGCCAAGAGGTTTATATGGTAATCCTATTACATTTCCTGCATTAGAGCCTTGGCGTAAGTTTAAAGAAGCTTCTATATCTTTAGAAACTGCGGCAAAGGATGTAGGTATTGTTCCGTGGCTACATATACTACCCAAAGACAAAACTGAGCAAGATAGAATTGATTACATGGAAAGACATGAATCAATGTCAGCATCTGGAGTTATTACTAATATGTATTTATTTAATGACTCTGATATCAGGAAAGCGGTTAGCGGTAGTGGAGATTCTTTAGAGTCATTAAATAACTATTTGGTGCAATTAGCAAATCAATGTATTCCACCTCGTGTTCCGGTCTGGCTTTTTCCTGGATTGACTGACGCTAGTGGCAACACAAGAGATATTTTAGGACAACCTGCGTTAACCTACTCTAGATTAATAGCAGAAGTTAGATCTTTGTTAGGAGAGCAAATTAGATGGGCTATTTGCCTCAAAATAGTGTTGCGATATGGCTATGATTTCTATATAGAAAATAGAAATTTTGATGTTAAATGGCCTGAATGGGTTCTCACTCCCTTGAGTGATTACGTTAGAAACATGAATGAATCTACCAATAGCGCTAATAATCCACAAGATAATCCACAAGATAATCAACAAAATAATCCACAAGATAATCAACAACCAGAAAATAAAAAAAATGAACAAATTCAACCCAGAAGTTAAATCTGTATTACCCTCTTTTATGGAATTAATCAAAAAAACTTTTATTACTGATGAAGATATTAATAATTACATAAAAGATTGGAATAAAAGCAACCCAGAATATAGCGGCATGCTAGAAGCCGAGCCAACCATTGAAGCAGAAGGTGAACAGTAATGAGTTTTTCCTTTGATACAAAATCTCAAAGATTTAGATATAAAACAGGTATCTATGCTGGTAGATTTGTGTCAAGAAAAGATGTGCAACAAATTATAGAAACTAATATTAAATTAATTAGTAATGACATAAATACAATAACTAATTTATTATTAGATAATAAAATAAGTGTTAGCACCTGGGAAAATGCTATGGCTGCTGCTATTAAGAAAGGTCACACTCAATCTTATTTATTAGGCAAAGGAGGCACTTATCAATTTAATCCTAAAGACAAAGGCATTCTCGGAAATGTGTTGTCCATAGAGTATATGTATTTAAGGCGTTTTGCAGAGTCTATAAACAAAGGTGAACTAACTAAAGCACAAATAAAAAGTAGAGCAAAACTATATGCTAATTCTTTTCATAAATTATATGAAAGAGGTGTATTTGAATCTCATAAACAAGATGGCTATTTTTGGGAAAAATGGATGACTTCTATTGAAGGAGAAATCTGTAATGATTGTATAGCTTTTAGTCAATTATCATGGCAAAGGATAGGATTTTTTCCACATATAGGCGTTGCTACAGAGTGTAAAACAAATTGTAGATGTACTAAAGTTTATTCTAAAGCACCAACAATTCCGCAAACAAACATTTTATCAACTAAAAACGGGTGGTTATATGGAAGTTTTAATAAAAGACCAATCTTTAATTGAAAACATTATGTATCCTTCTAAGGGTAAACGAGTGTTGTATATGGGAAATCCTGTTCCAACAGATCTTGATAAAATAAAAAATATTACAAATAACATGGAATGGGAGCCAGAAGAATGGTTTGTTTTTCCACTTAAAGCTAGTGATAATTTTGTTAGTAGAAGTAGTAGGGCATGGCACGATGAAGTGTTAAATCAATTTTCCCAAGGAATGGTTGGTAAACCATTGTTATACAATCATGACTGGGATAGCCCAGATGAATCTATTGGAATAATATTTGACTCTTTTATATCAGCCGATACTCCATCTGACAACATAATTAATAGTGGTAATAGAAAAAAATCTAACTACGATATTTTAAACAAAAAAGGATACAAATGCGTTTATGCATTAGCTGCTATACACGCAGCTAAACAAGAGGATATTATGTCAATAAAAACAATGAGAGCGGATAAATGCTCTACAGGCGGCATATTAAGTGATGTAGACGTAATTTGTCCTCATTGTTCTGAAGAATATGGTAGAGAAGTCAGCTTTTTTGAGGTGGATGAATTTGGTAACTACATTTGTCCCCATGAAATGCCTGGCGGCGACAAATATGAAGACGATAGCTTAATAGCTGAATATAGTATCTGGACAGGCAACATGGAGCCAGTTGAATTATCCCTGGTAGTATGCGGCAATCTACCAGGTGCATCTGTAATACGCTAATATGCTAAGCTGCTTTTTTAGTTTTAGTAAATACAGCGGTTATATCAGCATCAGTCCAGGTCTCGTGTCCTGAAGGTGCAGGTTTAACTGCTCTGGCGTTTACGTCGTTTACAAATACAGAAGCTATGGTTTTACCACGTAATTGAGAAGGAGGTCTCTCCAGTTGGAGTTTAGTGCTACTACCTCCAACTATTTTAAATAGTTCATTGCCATATACAGCGTATTGATTGACGTTAGGGAAAGGCATCATAATGGTGTTCCTGGTAAACTTGGTGAACTTAAATCTATGCTATAATAAAAGAGTGCAGTTCGGGCGGGATTGTCCTGGTGACCAGGCAGAAAGACTCTCTGTAAGGGGAGT